AATTATAATACATACAAATGAAAATTTAGGATTTTTGAAAATTCAATATTTTGAAATATATTTTTATAAATTATGAAAAAAATAGCATTTTTAAGTAATATGAAAATGGACAGCAGAGTAAAATTAATACTTGACCATGTAACTAAAAGTTTAGGAGAGAAGGCTAAAGAGGATTATTCCCAGGTTATATTATCTTTATTAATACCACAATTAACACTTTACTTTAAATCTTTAGATACTATAAATAAAGATGAAGGAGTAACTACACAAGACAACTATAAAAGAAAGACTAAATCGCCTGAAATTCAGGTATTACAACAGGCTAATACCCAGATAATCACGCTGTTAGATAAATTATGTATAAATCCTATGAATAAAGCAAAGGTTAAAAGAATAAATAATAATTCTGATGAAGAAGCTAATGATTTGTTAAAGACCTTATTAAGCTAAAAAATTAGTATATATGAAAAGAAATGACTAAATATGATACATCAAAACCATATATCCAATACATAGAAAATGTTTTATCAGGAGATGAAGTATCAGGATGGTTCGTTTATAAAGCTTGTGAAAGGGCTAAATCATGGTTTCAAAGAGATGATATTGAACTAAGATATGATATAGTAGATTCTAAGATAAAATTAGTAAGCCGTATAAAACACAAGAAAGGACTTCAGGCAGGAAAACCTTTTAATCTTTTACCATTCCAGCAGTTTATCTTTATGAATATTTTCGGATGGTATTATAAAGATACAGACAGAAGGGTTATTTCAAATGCACTGTTGATGATGGCAAGACAGACAGGAAAGAGTTATTTAGCAGCTGCAATATCTTTAGCAATAGCATTAGATAAAGATTTACCTGCACCCCAGGTTGATTATATAGCAAATTCAAGTAAACAGGCTGCAATCAGTTTTGGACATGCAAAAGACCAGAGTTCAAGTTTAGACCCACAAGGGAAACTTTTTTCAAGATACCGTAATGAAATAAGAATACCTATAACAGGAGCATCAATTAATGTATTATCAGGTGATGATTCTAAATTAGACGGAAGAGCATCATATTTTATTTCAGATGAAATCCATGAAAATAAGAATTGGAAGATATGGGAAATTCTTAAATCAGGACAAGGTTCATTAAAAAATCCTTTAGCAATAGGTATTTCTACAGCAGGATGGTTAACTACAGATGATTATCCTTTACATTCTATGTGGAGTACAGGTAAGAAAATTTTAGAAGGAACTGTAAAAGATGATTCATGGTTTTATATGATATTCCAGTTAGATGAAGAAGATGATTGGAAAGACCCGAAAAATTGGAAAAAGGCTATTCCGACATTAGGTATAGCAGTAGATGAAGAATATATAAAATCCAGGATAAAAGAAGCGATTACTACACCAAGTAAAGAAGTGGAAGTAAAGACAAAAAATCTTAACATGTGGTGTAATTCAGAAACTACATGGATTCCAGACGATAAGATAAAAGCTGTATCAGAAAAAATCAGTAATAAGGATTTCTCTCCAGAGGATGATTACAGTATTTTAGGGGTTGATATAGCAGAAAGAAGCGATTTATGTTGTGTAACTACTTTAGTAGAAAAGAATGATTTAATCTATCTTAAAGCTTATCCTTTTATATGTAAAACAGGACTTCAGAGAAGTAATAATAAGGATTTGTACAGACAATGGATAAAACAGAAATACCTTATATATATTGATGAAGATTCTATTGATATAGACTTTGTTATAAAATTAGTAGAAAAACTTAATGAGGAGATACCAGTAGCACTTATAGCTTATGACCCTTATCATGCACAACAATTAAAGACTAAATGTGAAAAACAAGGATTACCTATGAGGGCTGTAAAACAGGGATTAGGTTCATTTGGTGAACCGACAAGTTTACTTGAACATTTAATATTAACTAAAAAAGTAGTGATAGATGATAATCCAGTAACAAGATGGTGTTTTTCTAATGTACTTATAAAGACAGATGAGAACGAAAACAAAAAGCCAGTAAAATCATCAAAAGACAATAAAATTGATATTGTAATAGGTTTTATACAGAGCCTGAAACTTTATATGGAACTGAATGGTATAATATCAGATGAGAACATTGAAGCAATAGCATTGAAATAAATGTAAAAAAAATTTAGTAAAAATATATACAATTACTGAATATTTTACTATTTTATATACAGAAAAATACACGAAAAGAATATATTATGAGTATTTTTTCAATATTTGAAAGACGAAATAAGACAAAAGAAACAGAAATACAAAAGGATAATCCATGTAATAATATGAGTGAAGCACTATCTAATTTACTGAAAAAATTCGGTAAAGTAGATGCAATGAGTATATCAGCATTCTTTTGTGGTGTTAATATTATTACTAATTCTATAGCACTTATGAAATGGGTGTTTAAAGATGAAGATAATGAAGAATTACCTTTCAGTCATTATCTTAACCATATTTTTGATAACAGTAAATTAACACGTTTTAATATTATAAAGAATATAATAAGAGATATTATCCTTTATGGAAACGGTTTTCTTTATATAGAAAGAGATAGAGAAACAGGAAAACCAATTAATGTAGAATATTCCCCAGCAGAAGATACAATAATATTATATGATGGAGAAAAATACAATATGTATTTTATGAATCCCAAATTCAGTAATAAATGGGATAACGGTGAAAGTTATTGCCATTTTTATATGAATACTTCAGACGGTTTTCAGGGAAAGAGTATAAAAGATTATGCTTATAGGACTATTAAGTTATCAGGAGAAACAGAAAAAGCAGCATCAGATTATTATGCAAGTGGTGGACAACTTTTCGGTCTTATTTCTTTAAATGGAGCAACCCCAATGGTTGGAACTAAAGAAAAACAGATAGAATCATTAAAAAATTCGTGGGATGAAGCGAGAAGTAAATCCAGTGGTACAGGATGTGTATTTATCCCCCAGGATTTAAAATATACTCCTTTATCTTCAAATGCAAAAGATTCAAATATGATTGAAAGCCGCCAGTTTAATGTAGTTGAAATAGCACGTTTTCTTAATATAAATCCAATACTTTTAGGAGATTTAACCCATAACGTTTATGGTACATTATCGGAGGCTCAACGAGATTTAATATTACATACATTAAAACCTTATGTAGTTTTAATTGAAGAAGAGGTAAACAGGAAGCTTATAATGCCAAGTAAATTCAATAAACAACACCTTGATATAGATGAAAATTCAATTCAGTCTATAGAAAGGGCTAAATTGATGGAAGAATTAACTAAAGGTGTAACACAAGGTATTATCAGCCAGAATGAAGCCCGTAAGGAATTAGGATTACCACCAGTTGAAGGTGGAGATAAATTAGTTATAGCATACAGTAAAGTATCTGATAACCAGACAGATAATAATAATGATAATGCAGATAACAAAGAAAAAAATCAGGAAGAATAATGAAGAAAGATTTAGAAATAAGAAGTATATCTGTTGAATTTCAAGCAGATAATGAAAACAGGATAATTTCAGGTTTAGCTATACCATTAGAGCAGAAAAGTGAACTTTTAGGAGGAGAATTCTATGAAATAATAAGTAGAAATGCAATATCAGAAGATTTTTTGAAGAAACAGGATATTAAGATTTATTTAGACCATAATCCAAAGAACGGTACATTTGCACGCTGTAAGAAAGGAGAAGGCTCTTTAGACCTTAATATTACAGATAGAGGACTTGAATTTTCATTTGAAGCACCAAATACAGTGTTCGGAAATGCTCTTTTAGAGGGTATAAGAAGAAAAGATTATGATGCTGTAAGTTTTGGTTTTATCGTAGGTAAGGATGAATGGGTAAAAAATGAGGACAAAACCTATTTAAGGACTGTTAATTCTATAAAATTAATAGATGAAATTTCTATATTATCTCAGGCTCCAGCTTATGAACAGACAAATGTAAATATCAGAAGTTTAGAAGCTTATAAAGAAGAAGAAGAAAAAATTCTTCAGGAAGAAATTAGAAAAAATGAAATTTTCAATAAATTAGATTCTATTGTTAATGATATAGATACAAAATATGAAAAATATCTTATAAAATAACATGAAAATTTTAGAAATTAAAGAATTGATTACTGAAAAACGTAACCAGATAGAGACTTTAGTTAATAAGGCTAAAGAAGAAGTTAGGGACCTTTCAGATGCAGAAAATGCTGAAATTCAGCAACTTAAAGATGAAATTGAAGAAAAAAGAAATGAAATAACAAAACTTCAGGAAGAAATGGAAAAAAATATTCCAAATATAAACTTCGAAGAAAAAAGAAACAAAAATATTAGTTCTAATAAAATGAAAAACAACTATAGTTTAGTAAAAGAAATTCGTCAAGCTCTTGATGAAAACAAGAAATCAATTACAGCTCCAGCAGAAACACGTACAGTAACTGTTAATGGTGAAAACGGTGTACATGATGAAGTAGTAGAAACTGAAATTCAGGGTATTTTAGCTCCACTTTATGCTAATTCTATTTTAACTCAGTTAGGTGCAAGATGGTACACAGGATTACCAATGGGAGATATTTCTATACCTCTAATGAATTCTAATACAGTTGGTTGGGAAGGGGAAATAGATGAAGCTCCATCCACAGGTAATACATTTACTTCAGTTAAATTAACCCCTCATAGATTAACAGCGGTTATTTCTATCAGTAAAACTCTTTTAGCAGAAGATACTATAGGAGTAGAAAATGCTATAAGACAAGATATTGTTAAGGCTCTTAATGCTAAATTAGAAGCTACCTTATTCGGTGATGAAGCAGCTACTACTGAAAGACCCGCAGGCTTATTTTATGGTGTAACTCCATCTAAAGTAGAAACATTCGCAGATGTTTGTGATTTAGAAGCAAGTGTAGAAGAAAATAATGTATATGGAAATATGCAATATGTATTATCCCCAGCAGCTAAAGCCTATTTCAGAAGTACAGTTAAGGGAAATAATGCAACGGGTATGATATATACTGCTGGTGAAATGGATGGTATTCCAGCAAAAGTAACTACTAATGTAGAAAAATACAACTTTATATATGGCGACTTCTCTAATTTAGTAGTAGGTTCATGGAAAGACCTTGATATTGTTTTAGACCCATATACTGAAGCATCTAAAAATTGTGTAAGATTAATTGTAACTGCACTCGTAGATTTCAAAGCAGTTAAACCATTTAATGCTAATACTAATGAACAAGTTAGCGCATTTGCATTCGGTGAAGTAAAACACGCTTAATATTTGAAACAGATAAAAGAAAAAATCCTTTTTCTTTCATAAAATACTAAAAAAGAAGAAGGCTGTAATTTGAAATTCTGCCTTTCATTTTACAGCCTTTTTTACTAAAAAATATTACAAATAATATATGAAAGGTTATCAGATAAACGAAAAATTATATATATTTCCACAACAACCTGCTGAAATTCAGGGAATTACAGAAGATATAACAGTTATATTTGTTCGTTCTAAAGATTTAGAAGCATGGAAAACAGCAAATACTACTTATGCAAATTTGTTTAAACCATATAATTACGAAACAATTACTGTATTACCAAAACCATGGGCGGGACATTCAGATGATGATTTTCCAGTACAACCAGGACCAGGACCAGAGCCACCAGTTGAACCAGATTATGCTAAATTTGAATTTTCTGATTGGGAGGTAAATGATAATATAATTCATACTAATACAAACTTCAGTAATGTAACAACTCATAAAGGAGAAACAGGTGTTTATTGGGGTGTATTAAATTCTTTAGCAGATATAACAACTATGAAACAAAATATACCAGTACAATTAGTAACAGTTAATGATATACCAGAAAAAGATGAAGTTAAAGGAACATTAACATGGAATATAACTAATGACTTAGTAGAAAAGATAGAAATTGGAGATAATGATAGTGATAGTTATGTAAATGTTTACCTTAAAGAAGAAATAGTTGGAAGCCCATCATTCCCAGTTTATATGACATTATACCAGAATGATTAAGAAATCAGAAACTAAACCTTAACTATAAAAAATTCTATATTAAATATATAAGCAATAATAATGTATAACGAAAAAGAATATAAAAAATGGTCTGAAACAGATATATCAGAAAAAGTTAAATTATCTTTATCAGTAATTTTAATTTTTTCGAGTATAATAATCGGATTCATAAGTTTTTTCTTATTAAAATCAATACCAGAATCAGTTTTAGGCCTTAATGGTATTTGGATTTCATCTGCATTAGGCTTATTAGGGTTAAGTTCTTATGTAACAACATCTGTAACAAAAATGAAAACTGAATTTAATAGAAAAATTTATGAATTAGATGAAACTGAAAAAGAATATAAACTTAAAAATAATATAGAATGAATTAGTTATGCAATATTTAGATTTGAATATAATTAAAAAACAACTTCGTATAGATGATTATTTTACTGAAGATGATGAACTTTTAGAATCATTAGGGGACGCTGCAGAAGATTTTCTTGAAAATCATTTAGATACATCATTAGATGATATAACAGCAGAAAACGGTGGTGAATTACCGAAATCTTTATACCAGGCTTTACTTATATTAACAGATTATTTTTATGATAATTCAGGTTCAGGTGAAGTAAGGGAAATACCGCAAGCATTTTGGATTTTATCTCATCCGTTCAGGAAATATACTGTAAAATAATTTTACATATTCTATTATAAAATATATGATAATAAAATATTAGTGAAAGCATCAGATTTAGACAGAAGAATAGAAATTTTCAAAACAATAATTACTGAAGGAGATTTCGGGCGTACAAATATTTCTTATGAAAAGAAGGGAGAAACAAGAGCCAGAGTTAATTTTTCTTCAGGAAATAGGATTGTAGAAAATGATGAAATTTTCTTTACAGTAGAGAGGGAATTTATAGTAAGAAGTTATGTAGATATTTCAGATACAGATATTATAAGATTTGAAGGAAATGATTGGAGGGTATTATCTATAGACAGGGTTCATGATTATAACAATATAATTATAAGGACAACAAAAATAAACCAGTAATATCCATGAAAAACTTAAAAATTGATTTAGATTCTTCATCAGCAGGATTATCTTTTTTTGTAGATTTTATGGACAAACCTTTTCAGGAGGCTGTTAAAAATTTAGGACAAGTACAGAAAAAAGCCCTTGATACAGCCGCATTTATTCTTAAAGAAGGTGTAAAAAAGGAATTTATTTCTAAAATGCCTGCCGCAGGAAGGCCCTTTAAGACCCCAGCAACATCAAAAGGTGGTTATAAGATAACCAGAGATGATATGTTAAGTGATGCAGTAAGACAAGCATCAGCGGGGACTACTTTTACTAAAGTTTTCATGGGAGGACGTGAGCCAGGAAGCCCTTTGTTTTTAGCAAGAATATATAATAAGGGTTCGGAGGACAGATACCAAAAAACATATAGAGGTAAAAAGCTTAAAGCAAAACATTATTTAGGCCGTGTAAAAGGACTTAATTATTTCCAGCCAGGAATTGAAGGACAAATGGGTGAAGCATATAATGCAGTAGGCCGTATAATGAAAAACTATACTGAAAAATATTTTGAATAAAACATGGACAACACTTTATTGATATGGAAATATTTAAGACCTTTATTAACAGAAAATCAGGAATTAACAGAATATATTAGTAAAGATAATATCTATCCGTTAATAGCCCCATCAGATACACCTTATCCTTTTATCATATATAAAAGGGATAACCTTAATCCAGAATATACTAAACCATTATTTGGTGGTTGGACAAACCGTATTCAGGTAAGTATAAGTGTATATTCAGATAATTATGATGAATGTATTACTATTGCAAATTTAGTAAGGAATATTTTAGAAGGATATTACTATAGTAATAACGAAATTACTATACACCCCATTGAATTAAGTTCTACTTATGAATCATATTCTGAAAACGGATTTCTTCAGAATCTGATTTTCAATATAACAGCAGAATAACTGAAGATTTTAAAATCTTTGTATAAATATATTTATTACAAAAATTATGAGCTATATAAGACAAAACGCAAATATTGTTAAAGGCGATGAACTTTGGATGTTTTTAGGTAGAGAAGGAAGTGAGGAACCTATCGCATTCAGTACACAACATTCTCTTAATTGGTCAATGAATACTACTTCAGTAAGTTCTAAAGACCATGGAAATACTTCAAAAGTAATACCAGGAGAAGGAAGTTGGAATGTAAGTACAGAAGCTCTTTTCTCTATAGATGGAGCAACAGGCGCAGCTACTTTTGATACTCTTATGAGCATTAAAGACAACGCAACTCCAGTTTCTGTTAAGTTCGGTAAAATCAATAACTATGTACAGACAGGTATTGTAGATATTGATAATTCATATAATTGGACTTTAGGAACTCCTTATTGGAAGGGCCAGGGATTCATTACATCTTTACAAGCATCAGGAAGTCATGGAGATACAGCAAATATGAGTATTGAAATTACAGGTAATGGACCTTTAACAAAAGTAACAACTCAACCAAACGAGTAAGAATAATTTAGAAATAAGACATGGAAGGTTGGAGGAGGACAATACTCTTTCAACCTTTTTATTTTTAAGTAAATCATCTATTTTTACATGAAGATTTACTATTATTAAATTAAGAAAAATATCAGATTAAAGAAATGAGTAAAAATATTCGTGCTGTTATTGTAGAAGGTAATGATACAGTTCTTCATATACAGATGAAGAAGTGGGATAAAAGTACATCTTCATATACAGATTTTGATATGCATACTGTTAAGTGTTTAAGTGTTAAGTTATATTGTGAAAAACACGGGACAGTTATACCATTAGAATATGAAATAGACGAAGGATTCAGTAATATACTTAATTGCCCCATTGAGAGTAATTTACTTCATTCAGGGACAAGCTACGGACTTATAGTAGAAGGAGTAGATGAAAATGATTCAGATTTCCGTTTTGAAATGCTACCGAAAGAACTTTTTTTAGTAGTAGAAAATACTTCAGGTCTTAAAATAACAGATTCTCTTGATATAGAAGGACGTGTAGGATGGGGTATTAATACAGGAGGTGATTTATCAAACTATTATACTAAAGGTGAAACAAACAGTCTTTTAGATGAAAAAGCAGATAAAGAAGAATTAAGTTATTATGTAACTGAAGAAGTTTTTAGTAAAGAAATTTCTTATCTTCAGACTGAAACTGAAAATAAACCGTCATTCAGTTATATATCAAAAGCAGGACATACAGGAGATTATAATGATTTAGTGAATAAACCAGACTTATCTTATTATGTAACCCAGACTGAATTAAATAACTATTATGATAAAGGTGAAACAGACGGATTACTTAACAGTAAAGTAGATGTTCAGGACTTAAATGAAAATTATTATAATAAGAATACTGTTAATAATCTTTTAGACCAGAAAGCAGACACATCAGATTTACAGAATAAACAAGATACACTTATTTCAGGAACTAATATCAAGACAATCAATAACTTATCTCTTTTAGGTTCAGGAAATATTAATATAGAAGGTGGTGGTATTGCATATCAGGTACAATCAGATTGGACAAACAATAATCCTTTAAGTTATGCTTATATCCTTAATAAACCAGATTTATCAGTTTATGTAAATGAAGATGAACTAAATAATTATTACAATAAGAATACAGTAGATACATTACTTCAGTCTAAAGCAAATGTAAGTGATATCCCAGATATGAGTTATTACTATACAAAAACAGAAACTGAAAGTTATGTAAACAATAAGATAGGAACTGTTTTATCATCTTATGTAACTTATTCATATTTAAATGAGAAATTAACATCTTATGTAAATTATTCATATTTAAATGAGAAATTAACAGATTATGTTACTAAAGATTTATTAAACAGTTATGCTACTTTAAGTTATGTAACAGAAAAACTTAATGATTATGTTGATAATACTACATTAGGTAATACTTTAAGTTCTTATGCTACTGTAACTTATGTAACTAATGAATTAGGAAATAAACAAGATACTTTAATATCAGGAACTAATATTAAAACTATTAATAACCAATCTATTTTAGGTTCAGGTGATATTACAATTTCTGGTGGAGAGGTAGATAGTGTAAATGGTAAAACAGGTACAGTTGTATTAGATAATAAAGATGTAAAGGCTGTACATGATTATACTTATGATTATTTTACATTTGAAGCAAAACAGGCTGGTACATTCAGTTTTACTACTAATGATTTACAATATAGTTTAGACGGTGGTTCTACATGGACTGTTTTAACAGCTGGTTCTTCTACCCCATCTTTAAATGTAGGTGATAAAATACTTTGGAAACAGACTGGATTAACACCTACTTCATCTAATGGTATAGGTACATTCTCTGCAACAGGTAACTTTGATGTTTATGGTAATGTAATGTCTTTATATTACGGGGATAACTTTATAGGACAAATAAGTTTATCTGGGAAGAATTATGCTTTTAAACTTTTATTTGCTTCTTGTGCTAAAATAATAAATGCTAAAAATTTAATATTACCAGCAACTACATTATCTAATAACTGTTATGAACAAATGTTTGTTAATTGTCAATCATTAATTTCAGCCCCTGAAATATTACCTGCAACAACATTAGCAAATTATTGTTATTGGAATATGTTCTATAATTGCTCATCATTAATTTCAGCCCCTGAATTACCTGCAACTACATTAAGAGAAAGATGTTATGACAGTATGTTCATGAATTGTACATCATTAGTAACTACTCCTGAATTACCTGCTACTACATTAGGAGAAAAATGTTATTGGAATATGTTTAAAAATTGTTCAAAATTAATATATGTACCTAAAATATTACCTGCTACTACATTAGCAAGTGATTGTTATCATGATATGTTCCGTAATTGTACATCATTAGTAACTGCCCCTGAACTTCCTGCTACTACATTAGCAAGTAATTGTTATGACAGTATGTTTGCTGGTTGTAAATCATTAGTAACTGCCCCTGAACTTCCTGCTACTACATTAATTTCTCATTGTTACCAATGGATGTTTAATAATTGTCCTAAATTAAACTATATCAAATGTCTTGCAACTAATATATCAGCAAGTGGTTGTGTATCAAGTTGGTCATGGGGAGTAGCATCTTTAGGTACATTTATTAAAGCATCTTCTATGAGTTCATGGACTACAGGAAATAATGGAATACCTACAGGATGGAATGTAGTAAATAATGGGGAAGATATTGAAGTATATCAAGGTCAATTAAGTAACTATACTACTGTAAGTGATATATCTGCTATGAGTTATGTAACCTCTACAGATTTAAGCAGCGCAAGTTATGTAACATCTGGAGATTTAACTTATTATGCAAGTTCTTCAACAGCAGGAATTAAGATAGAAGTAGTAAGTGCTATGCCAGCTCAACCAGTAGCTAATACTATATACTTAGTTCAAGCATCATAAATATTATTCATTTAGGAAAAGGATAGTAAATCATATTCTATCCTTTTTCTATTCTAATATACAAATAATAAAGAAAATTTTATGTTTAACGGATTTGATTTATCATATATAAGTGAATGTTATTTCGGAAATCATGGAATAGCAGAAATCTATTTAGGAATGACTAAAATATGGCCTAAAGGTAACCATGATTATTCAATAGATTATTTGACTTTTGAAGCTACAAAAAATAATAGTACATTAGATTTTCGTTGTGATACTAATAATCTTTTTCCATTAGATATATATATAAGTACAGATAATGGTTCTACATGGACACAAAAAACTTCAACAAATGATGGTTATGGAAATGGAACTATTTTAGCTACATTAAATATAGGTGATAAATTATTAGTAAAAGGAAATAATTCTGTATATTATAGTGGTGGAAAATCTAATTGTTTTCAAACAACAGAGGGTGGATTTAATGTTTATGGTAATATAATGAGTTTAGTTTATGGAGATAATTTTATAGGACAAACAAATTTTCCTTCAAATACTAATTCAAATTTTTATAGTTTATTTGGTGGTAATTGTAATTTTATAGAAAGTATAGATAATCTTATATTACCTGCTACTACTTTAACAGATAGTTGTTATAAATATATGTTTTTAGGTTGTGCTGGACTTACTACACTTCCAAGTGGATTATTACCAGCAACTTCTTTAGCAGATGATTGTTATCATGCTATGTTTTTAGACTGTAATGGACTTACTACACTCCCAAGTGGATTATTACCAGCAACTTCATTAGCACAATATTGTTATGAATCTATGTTTATGGATTGTAATGGATTAATTTCTGTTTCTTCTGATTTATTATCTTCTGCTACATTTTTAGAAGATTATTGCTATTATAATATGTTTAATGGTTGTACAAGTTTAACTACTGCACCTGAATTACCTGCAACTTCATTAACTGATTCATGTTATTATAAAATGTTTTTAGGATGTACAAATCTTAATTATATTAAGTGTTTAGCAAGAAATATCTCTGCTGATAATTGTTTAACAGATTGGGTATCAGGTGTATCAGCAACAGGTACATTCGTTAAAAATTCATCTGCAACTGCTTGGACTACAGGAACTTCTGGAATTCCTACAGGATGGAGAATTATAACCCCTCAGGATTATTCATTAAAATATCTTACTTTTGAAGCTTTAGCAGATAATACTACTTTCTCTTTCAGTGTAAATAATATACAGTATAGTCTTGATGATGGTTCTACATGGACTGTTTTAACAGCAGGTTCTTCTACACCAAGTTTAAATACTGGTGAAAGAATCCTTTGGAAACAGACTGGTTTAACACCTGATTGGAATGATGGTATAGGACATTTCAGTTCTACAGGTAACTATAAGGCCTATGGTAATATTATGTCTATTCTTTTCGGTGATAATTTCTCAAATCAGACTACATTAAATTATAATGCTCCTGTATTCTTGAATTTATTTGAATGGAATTATAACTTAAAAGATATAACTAATCTTAAACTTCCTGCTACTACACTTTCAGCTCATTGTTATAGATATATGTTCAATAATTGTGGTGGACTTACTTCTATACCAAGTGGATTCTTACCATCTACTACATTGGCTAATTACTGTTATTGTGGTATGTTTAACGGATGTTCAGGAATTACTTCTATTCCAAGTGATTTATTAGCTGCAACTACTTTATTAGAAGGTTGTTATCAGAATATGTTTAACGGATGTTCAGGAATTACAAGTGCTATGGAACTTACTGCTGCTACTTTAATGGCATATTGTTATGAAGGAATGTTCTATAACTGTTCTTCACTTAATTATATTAAGTGTTTAGCAACAGGCGGATTCGATACTACTAATTGTTTAAGTAATTGGGTTTATAACGTATCTGCTTCAGGTACATTCGACCGTGATTCTAATACAGTATGGAATATAGGAGACAGTGGTATTCCTACAGGATGGACTATTAATCCACCAATGGAACATGATTACAGCTTAGATTATTTAACTTTTGAAGCTCTTGAACCAACTACATTTAGTTTTTCTACTAATGACTTACAATATAGTTTAGACGGTGGTTCTACATGGACTACTTTAACAGCAGATACATCAACCCCTCAATTATCTACAGGAGATAAAATTTTATGGAAACAGACTAATCCTACAATTAGTTCAAATGGTATAGGTACATTCTCTGCAACAGGTAACTTTAAAGCTTATGGTAATATAATGTCTTTATTATATGGAGATAATTTTATTAATAAGAAAAATTTATCAAGTAAGAATTATGTATTTAAAAACTTATTTAATAGTAATACTAAATTAATTAATGCAGAAAATCTTATATTACCTGCAACTGCATTAGCACAAAGTTGTTATTATCAAATGTTTAAAAATTGTACATCATTAACAACTGCACCTGAATTACCTGCAACTACATTAGCTAATAGTTGTTATGAAAGTATGTTCCAAGGTTGTACATCATTAACATCTATACAATCAAAATTACCATCAACTACATTAGCTAATTATTGTTATCAATATATGTTCAATAGTTGTACATCATTAACAACTGTTCCAAGTGATTTTCTTCCTGCTACTAAATTAGTACAACAATGTTATGCTGGTATGTTCCAAGGTTGTACATCATTAACTACTGCACCTGAATTACCTGCAACTACATCAGCTACATATTGTTATTATATGATGTTCTCAGGATGCAGTTTATTGAATTATATTAAATGTTTATTATCAACAGACCCAGGTTATAATGCAAATAATTGGGTTAATAGGGTATCAGCTTCTGGTACATTCGTTAAAAACAGTTCTACTACATGGAGTACAGGTAATAGTGGTATTCCTACAGGATGGACAGTACAAAATGCTTAATAATAACAGATAATATTAAATAAAAAGAAATACTAAAAAACTATAAATATGAAATCCTTTATGAAATAAAACATAGAGGATTTCTATTATTTATATAGTGAAAATCAGATTCAAGTCATTTTCCATATATTATATATTTCTTTAAAAATTTAGTTATTATAAAAGATAACCTTTTCTTTATGATTTTCCAAGGGGTTATCTTTTTTCTTTTATATGATTTGTGAACTAAAAAATACTATTATTAATAAGATGATATAAATATATATAATATTTTATGAAAGTAAAAATTAAAGATACTGAAATTACTTTACATTACACAATGAGAATGTATATGAATTATGAAAATATTACAGGTGGAACCATTGATTTTAATAATTTCACATCATTGAACCAGTTGATTATACTGTTTTTAAGCTGTATTTTAGCATCAGCAAAAAAAGATAATATTGATTTACAGCTTGATTATGAAGAATTTATGGATTGGTTAGATGAACAAGGCGGTAATGTTATATTAACAGATTTTACTATTTGGCTTACTAAACAATTACAAGCAGAAAAACTCCTTATGATGAAAGAGGATATATCAGATACAGAAGAAGCAATAAGAAAATCTAAAACTAAAACTAAAAAAAAAGTTTAGCATACCATGAACTTTTCCGCTGTTTAGTTATAGAATATAAATTAATTTCATATATCTATTTCATGGATTATATCAATGATTCAGAAATACAGCTGTTAATACAGAATATAAAATATTCAGATAAGAAGGAATTAGAAAGAACAAGACTCTTAATGTATTGTATTTCAACTCCTTATATGAAATTTAAGAAAAATATAAAAGATTTTTTCCCATTAGAAACAGACAAAGAAGAAGATAAGACAGAAATATTAGAGGGAGAAAAATTAGAACAGACAAGAGAAATAATAAAGAAAGCATTCAACATTAAAAATTAGTAGATATGGAAGTATAAGGTATATAAATAAATACTGAATAATTAAATGGCAAGCAAATTATCATTTGATATATCATTAAATTCATCTGAATATGTACAGGGAGCAAATAAAGCAGTTGAATCTAATAAAAAATTAGGAGATACTACTAAAGATTATCTTAACAGCTTCGGGCCTTTAAAGAAACAGTTAAGATTGGCAAAAAATGAAGCACAGAATTTAGCAGCAGCTTATTCACAGTTATCTAAAACAGAAAAGGAATCTGAAATAGGAAAACAGATGGCCCAGGATTTAGATATGGCTATAAGAAAAGCGGGTGAACTTCAAGATACATTTAATGATGTAAATGAACAGATTAAGAATATAGCATCAGATACACAGAATTTAGATGCATTTAAAGAAGGATTGGATTTAGCAAAAAGTGTAACTGTTGGTCTATCAGCTGCAATGACTGAATTAACAGGAAATGAAGAAGAAGCAGCAAGGATATTGAAAATGCTTACAACAGTAACAGCAGGTTATGATACAGCTATTAAGATTACAACCATGCTTCAGGCTAATTCAAAGACTATGACCGCACTCGTTAATTCAGGTGTTATAACATTAACACAAGCAACAAGAATACAAACCATAGCAACTAAATCTTTAGGAATGGCAATGAAGGCCTTACCGTTTATAGCAATAGCAGCAGGAGCAATAGCATTAGGTAAAGCCCTTTATAATTATGCAACAGCAGCTGAAACAACAGAAGAAAAAGAAGCCCGTTTAGCAAAGGAAGAGGAAATAAGAACTAAAAAATTAGAGGAACAGAAAAGAATCCAGGAAAGTTATACAAGCACTATAACAAGTGAATACGGTAAACTTATGGGAGCTTATTCTAAATTAAGAAACGAATGGGGAAATCTCTCAAGTGAACACCAAAAGCAGAAATGGATAAAAGAAAATACTAAAAACCTAAAAGAATTAGGTATTGAAGTAAATAACGTTAAAGATGCAGAAAATGTATTTAGCGGTAATTCATCTAAAGTTATAGAGAACTTTAAAAAGAGAGCTGAATCTGCTGCATTAGCTGCACAGGCTGTACAGTTATATTCTAAGAGTTTAGAAATAGAACTTCAGGCTTCAGACCGCCTTAACCAGATTAGGAAGAAAGAAGGAGATAAGGCTTCAAATGAAGATTTTAATTCAGGAAGAGCCGTTTATGACAGCCGTTCAGGTCAATACCAGTTTACTAAAGAAGGAGCTGCACAGCATAACAAGGAACTTTTTAAAACAGATAATATACTTAAAGACCTTAATAATGATTATGAAAAAATTAATAACCAGATAAATAGCATAACTGAAAGACAGGCAAAATTATCAGATTCTGTTAAAACTTACAGCGATAATGTAAAAGGTTCATCAGGAGGGGGTGGAAAAGGAGTAGAAGTAAATACACCTTTAAAAGTAAATGATAAATTACTCCAGAACTTCAATAAAGAATTTGAAAAGAAACTTCAAGAAAATTTAAGTAAATCTAAAAAGGATATGATGGTTAAATTTAATCCCCATTTAGATTCAGATATAAAAACAAATGAAGTTATAAATAAGATTAACAGTGATTTAGAAAAAGGATTAAAAGGAAATAAACAGTTAAGTTTAGGTGAAGCTATATTCGGAGACAGTAATTTCAAAAATCCTTTCAGTGATGAATTAGATTTAATAGCAGAAAAATTAGGTGAATTAGAAACAAAGAAGATTGAATTTATAAAAGACGGTGATACTGAAGGTGTAGAGAAATTAAATGAACAGATAAAAAATCTATCAGATAATTTCAATATGCTTAAAGAAAAAGGTGATACCATAGCAGATTTAAGTAATGGATTAAGAGACGCCGCAGGTGGTGTAGCTATGTTCGGAAGCGCCTTTACTTCATTAGGACAGATATTCGATTCTAAAGGATTACAGATAGCAGGGATTATAGCAGAAACTATAGCAAACCTTATGTTATCTTTTTCTGAAGCAATGATTCAGGCAGCAGCTTTAGGACCATTCGGTTGGATAGCATTCGGTGTACAAGGATTAGCCCAAGTAGCAGCGATGGTAGCACAGATTAAGTCTATAGCGAGTGATGTAGGTAATTTCGCACAAGG